ACGAAAGCATCAGGGGCAGATGGATCTGCAACAATATCAGCAGCAGTTGCTAACTGATAGTCATCACGAACGTAGTTTGCACCACCCATTTCTCTTAGAGAACCAACTCCTCTAGAAGAAACACCTAATGATACACCCTCATCTAGGAGAGATTTTGCAATCTGACCCATTGGTGTATCTAAAAGTTTTGCTTTACCGATATAATTGTTTCCTTCTCTTACGAGTGATTCAATTTTATGTGAAGCTCTATCCAAATTGACTGTTGGTCCTTCTGGATGTCCTAGTTCACCTAGAGCACGATTCTTAGAAATGTTTAATTCAGTATATCTATTAACTTCTCTCTCAAGAATATCAATAGGATACACTCTACCATTTCTATTTTTAATTTCACCTTGCAAAAATACACCTTGGATATAATGGTTTTTCTTACCATTGTTTTCCTCAGTTAGAAATTTTACTTCCTCTATTTGTTCAGTTATTAGTTTCATTGTCTTCTGGTGAAGGGGGTAACTGTTCGTCACTATCCACAGCATCTTCCTCAGGTTCAATCAAATGATTAAACATGTTTGCTCCTACCTTCTCTTTTTCAAGAGTTAGTATCTCTGCTGCTTTGTTCATAATGACATCTTTGACCGCATCGGATGCATCTGCTAGATGATCCTTCATGATCATATCAACGATTTTAGTAGTTTCCATAACATAACCTCATGTTTATTTAGCATTTTTGTTACCATTACCTTTACTTGGTGGTAACGGTGGTTGTTTCATGTTGTCAATTTGAGCTCTTTGCATCTCTTGTTCTAGATCTGCTGTCTCTTGTTCTTGACCTAACTGTGCAACTGGATCCATAACTAGACCCAACTTTATCTCACTATCTATTTGTGAACGCATCTCAACTATTTCTTGCTCCGTAAACTGGAGTAGTTGACGCATAACATAATCTTGTGAGAAGTATTTTCCAACATAAAGATCTAGTTCATTTAAAACTTCCATCTTTTTCTGGAGCATCTCTAAATCTTTTAGTTCAGAGAAGTGATTATCATACAAATAATCATACTGGATATGCTCTTTCATATCCTCCCAGTCGTCAGGTGTGATAACACCTTTCAAGATTAACTGGGTCTTCAATAGATCATGAAATAGATCAGAGAATTTCTTACGGAGACGACCTACAAATTTTGTAAATTTAATCTCATCTCTGTTAATTTCTTCTGACTTACCAAGATCAAATGATTTATCACTCTCTAATCTTGATGGTGGTACGTTTAATGCTTTATATAATTGTGTTTGGAAGTACTTGATATCTGTTAACTCACCTAAGTTTTGTCCACCAGGTAAAGTTGTAATCTCTGTTCCTCTACCACCTTCTCTACGTGGTAACCAGAAATCTTCAAGCATACTCATATGCTTCTTATCGTCACGGATCTCACCAGTGTTTGAGTCGTATACTAACTTATTTCTGTAGCGAGACATGACATCACGAAGATATTGTTCCGCTTTTATCTTTGGAAGATTACCTACATCAATGTAAAATATTCTTCTTTCTGGTGCACGTGATAATCTGTAGATGACAATACTATCTTCAAGCATTCTTAACTGGTTAAGATACTTGATTGCTTTATGTAAGTAACTTAATACTATATTTTTACCTTGATCTTTTACACCTGAGGTAATATATGCTATAGCATCATTAGCAATTTTGATACCTTGGTTTGTATTGTTTACACCTTTCTCGTTGTAAATATAAAATTCTGTGGTCTTACCATAATCATATTTCATGAATTGGTCTGCATCCATAGGTGGTTTTTCCACAATACGGAGCTTCTTAATTTTAAGTGGATCAATCCAGCGTAACTCTAATATACCTTTAGATGGATCTTCTAAATCTACCACCTTATGGTAAAACATTCTACCATCAATAAACCATCTTCTGAATATTTGATGAGCAGCTTTGTCTACATCTAATAATTTCTTTATATGATCGAACTCGTTTCTTATACTTTTCTTTATTGAATCGGATGCTTCTAAGTTTGATAGTTCAATCTCTACGGGACTATCATCTTTATCTGAAACAATCGCTTCATTTGTGATATCTTCGATAGCACTATCAACCTCAGGTTGCAGTGCCATCTGTCTATAACGACGTATTAAATTTATCTCGTCTCTCTTTTTTGAGTCATCAAGATCCACATAATGACCGAACCACCCACCAAAAGGAGTAATGGTGGATGTTGCGTCATTATCTACTGGAGGCACTGGGGAAGCAGCACCTTTTGCCTTAAGTTTGGGGTCTTTATCTTTTATAGAGAACCCAAATAAAGTTGCCATAATTAAATTGTATTTACCGTGTAACTATTTAGCCAGCTTGATTAAGTAGCAATTGAAGATAACCATCCTGTAGCAGTTGGTTTACCTTCACTATCTTCTCCACCACCCTTACGTGATAATGGTGCATCAGCATCAAGATACTGGAATTGGAACTCAACATCAAACTCTTCTAGAGCATCATTACTATCAAAAGCAACGTTAATTGATCCAACAGAAGTTGGCCATGCACCTATAAGTTTGTACACTCTAAGAACTTTGTTCTTACCTCCAATATCAGTAGTTCCTTGACCTACTCCTCCTTTACTAGAAGAATCTTTAGATAACTGTCTAATGTAGATTTCCCTCATTAGGTTTTCTAATCCAGAGACAGCACCAATGTTTTCATCTACTTGGTTACCTAAGTTGATCCACTGTTCAAATGCAGCTCTTAGATTAAAGTCCTCTGTATTATAGAATGTAGCAGTCCATGCTTCAAACGTTCTGTCTCCAGGAATCTTAAGAAATCTTCCACGGAATGGGACTTCTATAAGTCCCTGTGAATGTGTTGGTAAAGACGCAGATCTACAAAGATAACTTGATTGCTCCTGCAATGATCCTCGATCACCTACACCGTCTGGGAAGTTTATTTCAACTTCATACAGGTTAGGTCTTACACCACCATTCAATCTAGATTTGAATTCTATTATGTTAGGCATTTTTAGTTATTAACTCCTTTTTGTTATTTAGCTGGCAACTACTTCAGAGAAGCTGATACCAGTTCTGGTAGCAACGAATGTCAAAGTAATGTAGTTAATAGAACGTGTTGGTTGGATGTAAATATCAGCAACGAACTCGTTGTTATCTATAACTGCAGAAGTATTATTTGATCCGTCACATACAACTAAGAAATCAGTAATACCTCTTCTTGATTGAATGTTACGTAGGAATGGTTCAATAATTCCTTTAAAGACATTTCTTGTAATCTCATCATTGAGTTCAAAGAGTTGTGCCTTAGCAGCTTCTTCAATTGCTTTCTCAACAACAATGAACAGACGACGAACGTTAATTCTATCGAATGCACTAGGAGTTGAAAGTGCTGTTTTATCACCAAATAGAACTGCACCTTGTCCAGGGAATGTACTAATTGGGTTAACTCTATTTGCATAAAGTTCATCTCTATCTGTCTTGGTAGGATTCCATGCAAGTTTTGCAAGGTTTCTAATACCACCTCTAGAGAAACCTGCTGGTGAGAACCATGGTTCTTGTCTAATTGCTGTCTCTGCAACTAGTCCTGCAGTATCTGTGTTACATGGAATGTAGCAATACTTTTGATTCCATCTATCGTAAACATACTTGTAGTTACTATCAAGTACTAAGTATGAACTACTTGAAACGGAACCGTAGAAATCCTTAATGTTCTTAACGATATCTTTGTTAGCAAGTGGAAGACCAGTAGTAGCAATAATGTTTCCTTTATAAGGAGATCCGAATGCTATACAATCTTTTCTCTCTGCAGCAATACCTGCAATGTAATTAAGTTTCTCTCTAGTTTTTGTCTCAGTATCTAGACCAGGACCAACAATTAGATACTCAAGATTGATGCTATCAATCTCTCTGAACTCATCATATGCTGTATTAAAATCAGCAGATGAAAGATCCCATGCTCCACTTGCAAGTGCTGTATAATCTGCACCAGCAGTTAGATCATAATCTTTAGTACCTACTGGTTCAAAATCTTGTGTTCTAGTATTTGCTTCATAGATTGTATCACCTGCATAGATGTACTTACTTCCATCAGCAAGAACATTCTTATAGTAGTTAAGTCCACCTTGTGGTCCTCTAGCATCAGATGCTTTTGATAAGTATGTGAATGATTCTATAACTGTATCTTTAGATCCAGTAATGCTACCATCCTCATCAACTACTACAACGTGAATTGCATCTCTACTGTATGCATCTCCTGCATATGCTTCACCGTCAGCAGTATTTACTGGACGTGCAGCAATTGAATTCCACTTTAAGTTAGAACCACTATAAATTGATAAGTTATCCCACCATGTTTCTCCACCATCTACAGATGCTGCAGTACCAGTGTTAGCACCAATAGTTAAAGCATCAGCAGCCGCAAAACTTTGTGTTACATCTGGATTCTCTAGATATGCATTAGATACATTATCAACTATAACAACGTGTATGTAGTTAGTTGTAGTACCACCAGATGTTACTGCACTTACGTCAATAACCTTACCTTTCTTAGATCCTGATGTTACATAATCTCCAACAGAGACGTTACCAATTGCGGTGTCGCCAGTCGTAAGAGCAATAGATTGCTTAGGACCATTATCAACAGCACATACACGTATTCCATTACCCCATGCTCCAGCAGTTTTAGCAGCGAACAACCATCCTGTTGTGTTGTCGTTGTATTGTGCATCATAAACTTCCCCACTTTCTATCTTAATTGAATCTGCAGCGATTACTGCTGTACCTGTTGCAGTAGTACCTGGAGTAGGAACTACAACTTGTACACCAGAGAAGTTTGTGTAATCACCAAAGTTACTTACTGTAAATCCAGTAATAATACCTGATGAGTTAACATCTGCAGTAGCAGCGAATCCAGTATTAGCAGCACCACCTGTAACTGAAACGTTATAAGTTGCTGTTGGATCGTAGTTAGTACCACCAGATGTTAATGTTAATGCTAATCCTGTAGGTGCAGCAATAGAAATTGTAGGTGCAGATGAATATCCTGAACCACCTGAAACTGCAATAGCAGTAATAACACCGTTTGTAATTGTAGGAGTTACTGTAACACCACTAGAGTTACCACCACCACCTGAGATTGATACAACTGGGTTTGAAGAATAACCAGAACCACCATCTGTGATTGTTAAGTTACCAGTTAAAGCACCAGCAGATAGGTTAGCAAGTGAAGCAGTTGCAGTTGCTGTGTCTCCTTGAGCAGCTGTTGCTTGACCTGTTACACCAACAGCACCGAATGTTACTGTAGGAGCAGATGAATAATTACTTCCTGAATTTGTTATGACTACTT